TTCATATTTTTTTTGATAATTAACCCAAAATCTGTCTAGTTTAAATTTACAATTTTTAGTTAAAATCTTGGGAACAACATCTACATAATATTTTGTATATTGATTAGTGTGCGGACAAAGAACTTCATTAAAAAAGAAGTCATCCTTGTCAATTAAATCATAAGACGCATTAATATTGCCCGCAAGTCTGTAGTTTGTTTTTTTCTTAGTCTTATTTTTAATGTATGTATCTAAACGAGATAAAACTTTATTTGGAAGTTTAGTTCGAATAAAACCTACATTTGGAAAATTTATATTAAGCATCTTTAGCCATTCCTTGAGGAACCGCTTGAATATTCCAATGAACAAATCTAAAAGGTTCTTTACCATGATCGACTGCATATTCATGTTCTAAATATCCAGGAAAAATAATTAAAGTACCAGGTGTAGGTTTAATATGAATGGTGTCTGTTCCAGGTAAAATATTATTAACATTTGGTTTCATGGCAAGTTTAGTTGTTCTTGCTCCTGTTTTTGGATCGTGAAAAATTGGGTATGAAGTCTTATCACTACACTTTAAAAAATAAAATCCTGATACGTGTTGATTATGATGAAGATGTGCTGAATGATGACCACCACCTTTTTTTGAAAATTCTTGTACCCACATTTCAGAAAAAATAGTTGTATATAAATTCATATCATAACCCATTTGATCTAAAAATTCCCAAGACTTTTGACCTATATATTTTCTAAAATCTAAAAAATCATTATCCCCTAATAAAGTGGCAGAATGATGAGCTGTTCCAAAATCACCATATTTTTTTATGTAATCTTTATTACTTTTTGTAGCTTCTTTGATATATTTATTACTTGCTTTATTCAAAGATTTTACATATTCAGGTCTATGTTCTGCCCAAACCGGAGTCCAAAAATAATTACTTTTATGAATCATTTAAACGGATGTCCTAAATGCCATGCCACAAGTGAATATCTTATACCTTTTGTTACTGGTTTAACTCTATGCCAAAGAAAAGAGGGAAAAATAATAATAGAACCTTTAGGTAATATCTCTTTACATTTTTTTAAATGTTTATCTTCCTCTCTTGTATGTGGTTCATAATCTCTATAATCAAACTCTAATTCTCCACCTTCATATTCTGAACCATCTGTTAATTGACACGTCATAGATAGTTTTCTAATTTTACCATGATCAGGGTCATTAGTATTTTTTTTAACATACGGTTTATCTGAACTATCACAATGCCAATCGTAATATTGATTAAGTTTATATTTTGTAAATTGACAGGATTCTGTTCTATGCCATTCAAAATTCCATCCTGCATTTTTATTAGCTTCAAATACGTATGGGTGTAATTCCTTATAAATCCAAGTATCATTTAACCAAACTAAATCTGAATTTCTTTTTCTTTTTAAATCTAACACCTCTTTTTTATTTAATTTTTTATCTCCATAACCAGTTGTTCTAGCCATTTCTTCTTTTTTAGATAAAGCATATTTAATAACTTCATCACAAAATCTTGGTGTTAATGCAGCTTTAAAATACCAATAGTAATTAGATAAAATCATAGGTTATAGTTTGGATAAAATTTAATATATCATGTTGTTTATTAGTTAAATAATACATACAAATTGAAGGAAACATAATAAATTGGTTATCTTTTAATTCTATATTCCAAGTTCTTCCTTTCCGTCTATTATCATCGTAATGGATTTGAACACTACATTTTTGACTGCTAACTCCATATAATAAAACGTAATCAGGTGAATTTTTTAAATCTACTTTATCTATCTGTAATAAAGGTGGCGTACCTTCACCAGGTTTGTAAAGATTTCCCCATGTAGCTTTACTAACTAAATTTAAATTATGTTTAACTCTTATATGATCTCGAATATAGGTATCGAGCATATCCCATGATCTTGAAAATGGAAAATCTAAAGTAGGATTACTTAAATTTCTAAAGGAATGTTTTAAAGTATCAACACATAAAATAGAACGATCAATTTCAAAACCTTTGGGCATTGAAACGTCTCCATAAAATAATGCTATCTCAGTTAATACTTTCTTTTCCATTTCTCCCTTTTTATAAATGACTAGGAATATAATGTCAATATACGTCCAAAGTTTGATCTATATCAATTATGCATACATGTCTGCAAAATCCCAAGCTTTAGTTGATTCATTCCAAGTGTATTCCCAACAATGAGTCTGGGCCGTGTTTTGATTTTGTTGTTCAGCAGTTAATGATGGTTCCGCACCAGCAGGTGATTCCCATTGAGCTGTTGTAGTATTTTTACTCCAAGAAGGAAAAGGTTGCGGAGCCCAGAAAATATTATTACTTGAGTCCCATGTCATACCTATAGCAGCATAATTGCCTCTAAAGGGAGTACCCCCTTCTGTATGGGTATTAGCTATTGTGTTGTATGAAGTTTGAATCCAAAGATGTGCAGGCCAATTATTATGTTGTTCTAAATAAGCTTGCCCAACAGATTCAGTTTCAACACCAACTTCATTAAGCATATCTTTATCATCAAGTGTTAACACTTGTAAGACTACATTAGCATCTGAAATTTTTGCAAAGTGTGCCATAATTTATTGATAGAGATACCTTATGATCACTATTCCTGAACCTCCTGATCCTGTACTTGGATGCCCTCCAGCACCACCGCCACCAGTATTTGTCGATCCACTAATTTGAGGTCCGCCCTCTGGACTTGGCGCATATCCACCCCCTGATCCACAAGGAGATTTACCTCCACCAGTACCACCAGCACCACCAGCATAACCTACATCACTTCCTGAAATAGTATTAGGCGCACCAGCACCTCCTCTGCCTGTTACTGCGGGGGGTCCTTCACCGCATGCACCTACTTCGGTAGCACCTCCTCCGCCACCAGCGGCATTAAATACTCCTGCGGCTCCTTTACCATCTCCTCCATCATTTCCTTGAGGAGGACTTACTGGAGGAGTATTACCTGAACCACCAGCCAGAGGAGGAAGGTGTGTTGCGGCTGGGCCGCCACCTCCAGAACCTCCAGGCCTGCCGTCAGTTGGAGAATGTGCTCCTCCACCTCCGCCACCTGTAGAAGTTATAGTTGAAAATACCGAATTTGATCCATCGTTACCACTTTGTTTAGGACTTGGCCCACCAGCACCGCCAGCGCCTACTGTAATTGGATAACCTGTTGCTGCAACTGGTAAAGCACTTCCACGTAAAGGACTTGGGCCATAACCTGTTGATCTATATCCTCCAGCACCGCCGCCTCCAGCTGTACTATCCCACTTTCCGCCGCCGCCACCACCAGCAACTACTAAATAATCTACTGATTCTGAACCAGCAGCATTACCTACTGAGCAAACGGTAAAAGTACCTGGGCTTGTAAATTTATGAATTTTATAATTTCCGCAAGTAGTTACAGCATTTCCCCCTGTAGCCACTATGAATTCAGCACCTTTACCACCAGCCCCAAATCCTAAGACTTGATAACCAAAACTTTTTGTTTTTGGTTTTTTATTTTTTCGATTTCGTCTTGGTGAAGTTATTCCAAAAGGGTTTTCAAAATCTTCCATGTCTACTCCTAAGCGTCGTTAGCCAAGTCTGTAGTGAAGAATAATCTTAATCCTAATACTCTTGCGTCAGCACTAAAAGTATCACTACCATCGGCTGCATCTCTATATAGTTGAAAATATGTTTGTTCGCCGTCACCAGCATTTGAAATTGTTACCGCGCCACTTTCAGAAGTAATCTGTTGATCTTCTACTGTTCCTATTCCAGCGTCTGTAACTTCAACACCAGTTCCATAAGCAACATCGATAGTATCACTATCCCCACAAGATACTCCTTGTAATCCAAAAATACAGTCTCCTGTGTTCGTACTACCAGGTGTCCAATAAACTTGATATGTTACTGTGCCTGCATTCCAAGATTTAGGAAAAGCAACTGAAAATTGTGCATATTCAGCTGTACTTGCATCAAAATCTAAAACTTTCATATCGGGTCTTGTTGCTGTTGTTTCTACTTGTTGTGCATCAGCTCCATTAGTTGTTGCTCCATACATAGCAGAAGCTGGAACCCACATTGTTTCTTTACCAGCAATTTTAATTGCGCTGCTATTATCACCAGCGTCTGTAGCTTTAGCTACCCCTGTTCCATTTGGAGCGATTGAAATATCTCCATTAGCTGCGTCTGTTATTGTAATAGTTCCTGAACTTGAACCTTCGTTTGTAGATAAAATTAAATCGTGAGCACCTTTGGAACTAATAGTAGCATTAGCGGAAGATGTGCCTACCGTAATAACTCCACTGCCAGCAGGTTTTAATTGAAGATTAACATTAGTTTCCCCATTTGCTGCAATAATTGGACCTGCTGTTCCAGTTGCGGCATTCGTTATTTTAACTTCATTGACCGCGGAACTCGCGACACCAAAAGTTATTAATTCATTCGCATTACTATCAGCAATATATTGACCATCAGTAAAACTAATAGCAACATCTTTTGATGCATCAA